GTTCTCGTCTTCGTACAGCAGCGTCAGACCTGCCGGTGTACATGAGAGCATCAACAAACCCCGGCAATAGAGGTCATGCATGGGTTAAGAAGATGTTCATTGACCCTTCACCACCCAATGAAGCCTTCTGGGCTACTGACATTGACACTGGCGATGTCATGACATATCCAGAAGGGCATAGCAGGGCGGGTCAACCGTTGTTTAAGCGACGATTTATTCCTGCAAAGCTCTCTGACAACCCATATTTGACCAAATCTGGTGACTATGAGACAATGTTGTTGTCTTTGCCAGAGCATCAACGACGTCAACTATTGGAAGGAGATTGGGATGTTGCGGAAGGTGCTGCATTTCCTGAGTTCAAACGATCAATTCATGTGGTTGAGCCTTATGCTATCCCTTCCGATTGGACTCGTTTTCGTGCTTGCGACTATGGGTATGGTAGTTTTACTGCTGTGCTATGGATTGCTGTTGCTCCTGATGAGTCTTTGGTGGTGTATCGTGAACTATATGTTACAAAAGTGCTTGCCGAAGACTTGGCAGAGCAAGTATTGACGCTTGAGGCTGGTGAACGCATCAGATATGGTGTGTTGGATAGCTCTTGTTGGCATAAACGTGGAGACACAGGCCCCTCTATTGCTGAACGGATGATTGTTAGAGGCTGTAAATGGCGACCCTCTGACAGAAGCGCTGGTAGTCGTGTTGCTGGTAAGAACGAAATACATCGTAGGCTTCAAATTGATCAGCATACTAACAATCCACGCATGACAATCTTCCAAAACTGCACACAACTCGTTGCAGACTTGCCAACATTGCCAATAGATAAGGCAAATTCCGAAGACATTGACACCAAAGTGAAGAATGATCACACGTATGATGCTCTTCGGTATGGAGTGATGAGTCGTCCACGTAGTGCCAGCATCTTTGATTTTGATCCAAATAAACAATCGCGTGGTATAACCCCGGCCTGTCAAGTTTTTGGGTATTAATTAGGAAAAAATATGGCTATTCGTAACGATAAACCCTTTATGGATGACAAATCCGTAGCTTTGCCAGATGATAGTGGTGAAAACACTTTCTCTGGTGGCTCTCTTGTCAACTTTGTCAAAGAACGATATAGCCGTTCTAAGCAATCTCGTCGATATGACGAAGAACGCTGGCTTCGTGCCTATCGCAACTATCGCGGCATCTACGGCGCTGACATGAAGTTTACCGATGCTGAGAAGTCTCGCGTATTCATCAAGGTGACGAAGACAAAGGTGTTGGCTGCGTATGGGCAAATCGTAGATGTTTTGTTTTCTGGCAACAAGTTTCCTCTTTCTGTTGATGCCACACCGCAGCCCATCGGCATTGCAGAGCATGTCCACATCGACATGGCAGAAGAGCAAAAGAAGGCTGCTGGACAGCCTGCAGCGCCTTCTATTGACATCAGCAAGCCTCTGCCTCCCGGTACAAAGATTGGAGACTTGCTTGGTTCGATGAAGAATGCCTTCAAAGGACTTAATGTCAAAGAAGGCGTTGGCAAATCTCCAACACAACTTACGTTTTCTCCTGCACAAGTTGCCGCGAGGAAGATGGATAAGAAAATTCGCGATCAACTAGACGAAAGCGGCGCTGCCACTCATCTTCGCTCTACAGCTTTTGAATGTGCGTTGTTTGGCACAGGCATTATGAAAGGCCCATTCGCTGTAGATAAGGAATATCCGCGTTGGGAAGGTGGTAAATATAAGCCTATTATGAAGACGATGCCGAAGTCGTCACATGTTAGCGTTTGGAATAGCTATATTGATCCTGATGCTAGCAACATTGCAGAATCGTCTTATTTCATTGAGCGACATAAGCTTAGTAAGACACAGATGCTTGAACTAAAGCGTCGTCCTATGTTCCGCAGCAGCGTTATTGACGCTCTTGTTATTGATGGACCCAATTACATCAAAGAATATTGGGAAGACGACCTAAGCGACTATCAACCCAACATGGGTGTTGAGCGTTGGGAAGTGTTGGAATATTGGGGTGCTGTTGATGTTGAGTTGCTACGTGACAACGACATTGACATTCCAGAAGAGTTTGGGGACAGCGTTGAATTGCAGGCAAACATCTGGTTCAGCGGTGGCAAAGTCATACGTCTTGTCCTCAATCCTTTTAAGCCTGCTCGTATTCCCTACTACGTGGTGCCATATGAGCTAAATCCGTACTCAATGTACGGTGTTGGCGTGTCTGAGAACATGGACGATACACAGACGCTGATGAATGGGTTTATGCGTCTTGCTGTAGACAATGCTGTTCTCTCTGGCAATCTCGTTTTTGAAGTTGATGAAACAAACCTTGTGCCGGGTCAAGACCTCACTGTCTATCCCGGCAAAGTGTTTCGTCGTCAAGGTGGCGCACCCGGTCAAGCTTTGTTTGGAACATCGTTTCCTAACGTAGCTCAAACCAATCTTCAGCTATTTGACAAGGCGCGAGTGCTTGCCGATGAGTCTACTGGCATGCCTTCGTTTGCTCACGGACAAACAGGCGTAAGCGGTGTTGGTCGCACATCATCTGGCATTTCCATGCTGATGAATGCTGCCTCCATCAACATCAAAACTGTCATCAAGAACATGGACGACTATTTGCTTCGTCCTATTGGTGAAGCTTTCTTTAGCTTCAACATGCAGTTTGATCCTGATCCTGAGATTGTTGGTGATCTTGAAGTTAACGCACGCGGCACTGAATCGTTGATGGCTAACGAAGTTCGTAGTCAGCGTCTGCTTCAATTCTTGCAGGTTGTACAAAATCCTGTGCTGGCTCCTTTTGCTAAGTTGCCCTACATTGTCCGAGAGATTGCTAAGTCGATGGACTTGGACCCTGAGTTGGTGTCTAACGACATGGAAGAGGCAGCTAAGCAGGCTCTGCTGTTGCAGAAGATGCAGCCCCCTGCATCGCCTGCAGCGCCCGGTGGTGCTCCTCCTGCGCCGGGAGAACAACCAATGCCAGTGTCTGATACGAGCGGTGGTGGTGGTGGCAACATCGGTGTTGGCACCGCTCCGACTCCGGGTGAACAAGGCTTTAGCGCTGCTCCTCAACAGCCTCCGATGCAATGATGGAGAAGCAATATCTTGCCAAACTTGGCACTCTGACGCAACATCACCAATGGGAAGCATTTATGGAAATGCTAAATGCTCATATGGACAATCATCAGCGAAAGCTTGAGCAAGCATCAGAAGTGACAGAGCTATACCGAGCACAAGGTGCCATTATGGCGCTTAAGTCGCTCACAAAACTGAAGGACGAAATCAATGGGCTTCGGAAAGAAACGTAGTAATAAAGTTGGCGTTGGAGCCATTACTACCAACAAAAAGAAGTTGTTTGCCGAAGGCGGCATGATGGACGATGGTAAGTCTGTCGATCCCGTCAGCGGCAATGATGTGCCTACTGGTTCTCTTGCTGAAGAAGTGAGGGATGACGTTGACGCTAAGTTGTCACCGGGTGAGTTTGTCTTCCCTGCCGATGTTGTTCGTTTCATTGGTCTTGAGCGACTGATGAAGATGCGAGACGACGCTAAGCGTGGTCTTGCTCGTATGAATGACATTGGTCAAATGGGAAATGCTGAAGCCGTTGGTGAAGCCTCTGATGACTCGTTTGAAGAAGATGATGACTTCGAAAACGAAATTGACGGCATTATGAAGGAAGTCGATCAAGAAGAAACAGGTCGTCAGACGGAGATGGCATTCAATACTGGTGGCTTTGTCAACGCTAGCTATTACGATATTGAGAAAGCACCAAAGAATCCTGCATTGGATATTCGCTTCTTCAAAGATAGCGCTGGCAAAGACTTCTATATGCCGTTCATCAATGGTAAGCCAATGAAGCCTATGCCGAATGGTGCCACTCAGACGGGAGCGCCTGCGCCGAAGACACCCACTACGGGTGGGGGTGGTGGAGACGCTGCAGGCGCAGGTGGTGGCGCTGGTGCAGGTGCTGGTGGAGGCATTGTTGGTGGTGGCACTTCTGGTGCAGGTGCTGACACCAGTTCAACTGCAATACAACAACAGCAAATCTCAGACTCACAGAATGCTGGAGCAAGCTCTGGTATCAGTGGTGTTTATACGGGTAGCAACATTGCAGACTTTGGTCGTAATGATATGATTTACAATCCCGGTGGTAGCGGGCCTGCTGGTGAAGTAACACTACAAGACCTACATTCCGGCATTACTAGCTCTGATGTAAAACTTGCAACTACTATTGCTAGTGCTATTGCGTCTGCAATGGGTATTCCCGGAATTGTAACCTTGCCCATGCGTCTTGCTATCAATAAATTTGGTGCTGATAAATACAATGAATGGATTGGTAAGGTTAATCAAGAAACTTTTGGTAGAGCCGGTGGTTTTGATACATCCACTATAGAAGGCAGAGCTGGTGCAGCGTCACAGATTGATCAGGCGATTGATCCTAAAGACAGTAGACCTGCAGCAACTTCTGGTGCCATTGGTACAGGCAGCATTGCCGCTCAAGCAAGCAGTGCTGTAGCAGATGCGTTAAAAGGCACTGGGCTTTCTGATGCTGAAATTGGCAATCTTTCACAACGTGCTGCAAATGCTGTTGTTAGTGGCATCGATATGAATCTAGCCGTCAACAATGCCAAGAATGCCGCAGTCGATGCTATTCAAGAAAAATTTAGTGATCAATTTGGTCTAGCCAATGTAACCAGAGAAGACATTGTAAACACCGTATTTGGTAACGTAAGAGGAAATGAAGAATTCGACTTTACAGACGATGCATTGTTTGGTAATTTCTGGGGTACAATGGATGAGGGGGGACAAGCCTCCTCCACGGAAGATGAAGAAGAATTCCCGGAAGATGAAGAAGAATTGTTTGATTCTGGATCATGGATGGGATCAACCGCTCCAAAAATAGATGCTTCTTTGTTTAAGAAGCTAGAATCTCAAGAACGTTAAAGGAATTTTAATACATGTCAAATGCAATTGCAGTACCTGTACAAACTAAGGTGGCTCCGTTTTCTCTGCGCCGAAATGCGCTAGAAGATCGCATCAAGAAAGACGAGGAAGAACTTGAAAACCTCAAATCCAACGTCAATGATAAAGAAGCTAAGGAAGAAACTTCTGACGAAAATTTGTCGGCAGAAGAGAAAACTTTCAAGAAGCGTTACGGCGATCTTCGTCGGCATTCGCAAAAGGTTGAAGACGATCTTCGAAAAGAAGTCGATGAACTGAAAGCACTTGTTCAAAAGACTACAGAGACGCAGATGAAGCTGCCTGCGCGTGATGAAGACATTGACATGTGGGCAAAGCAATATCCTGATGTCTATCGCATTGTTGAAAGCATTGCGCTGAAGAAGGCAAAGGAAACGACGAAGACGCTTGAAGAGCGCATGCGCAAGGTTGATGAGAGTGAGCGCGAAACGTCACGCGAAAAAGCACGTGTCGAATTGCTGAAGCTGCATCCCGACTTCGACAAGATTGAAGACAACGAAGACTTCCATGATTGGGCTGAAAAGCAGCCTAAATGGGTGCAGGACGCTCTGTACGAGAACGATGATGACTTCCACTCTGCAGCACGTGTCATCGATCTGTACAAGGCTGATCTCAACATGAGTCGTCGTCCACGTGTTGATAGTAAAGCTGCTGCACAGGCTGTAAACACCCGTGGTCGATCTACTCCAAATGCAACGGCAGATCAAGAAGGCGTTTTCTATGAAAGCCAAGTGCAGAAAATGTCCATCACTGAATACGAAGCAAATCAAGAAAATATTGTCAAAGCAATGCGTTCTGGTAAATTTGTTTACGATATTAGCGGAAATGCTCGTTAACGCTTGACACAGAATAGAAATTCTGTTCTAACGGGGACGTTGTCAGAAATGGCAACGTCTTTTTTGTTTCTGTCAAGTGTTGTATCGACAACCCAAGCAGATAGCCGTTGTAGTTAATTGAAACTAGATCAGTTAATTGTGACCACCTATTTCTCGCAAGGCCCGATAAAATCCTAAGACAGTATTAAATGCTAATATAGGAGAAATCATCATGGCATTTGCTGCTGCTCCGGGTTGGGGCAATCTTCCTAATGGTAACTGGTCGCCG